AAAACTCCCCGCATCCTATATCCTCACGGCTCAATCGAATCCCATACTGCATAGCAAAACTAGCCTCAATCAAATCCCGATCAAATTCCAAATCATAGTAAACCTCTTCTTTCGGCGGGCCCTCGTCATTCGCTGCGCGAATTGGCCGGGCGGCCGGCGGGCCCTCATGAGCGAAATCGCGCACGGGCTTCATCCTCCGGCAAACCCTGTATAGCCGCCAAAATATTAACAACAATATCCCGCATCACAGCATACCCCAAATCCATCTCCAAAATAGCCGCAAGTGCCTCAGCTCCCAAGGCCATCCCAATAATCACCTCAAATTCCGAATCCCCGCCCTCCCGTATCCGGCGATTCATCTGCTCAAACACAGAAAGCCTATCATCCACCGCAAACACCCGATCCCCCAGCCTCAATTCAGGCCGGCTCTTCATCCGCTCACTATCAATCGTATACATAAAACCCCTCCCAAATCAATATCACGACTTGCTGTAAACAGGCCGCCCATCACTCAAACACTCAAACTCCAAAGCCGCAACATCCGTAGCATTGCCCCCATCACTGGCCGTAACACTAATAACACAATTCATCCTAAGCACCGACCCATCAGGAAACACCGTCTCCAAAATCGAGCAAGCCCCATTCCCATTCTCATAAGCCAGCCCCGCAACATAATCATTGCCCGCATCCCCATAGTTGCGCTTCCCGCTAAGCGATACAGATACAGACTTGCTCGTCATCAGCCGCCGCACCCATCCCTCCTGATCAATAGCACTCCAGCTTTCCACCCCATTGTCAAAACTAACCGAAAAACTCTCCATATCCCGCACAACAGCCATCTCCGCCGCCGTACTGCCAATCCCCTTTAGCCCAATGCGAAACAAAATATTGTTAACCGGATAAACCATAAGCTCCCTCCATCCTCTCAATAAAACAATCAAAATCCAAAACCCATTCAAAAACACCTCGGCCATCCATGCCCAGCCAAGCCGCCCCACCGTTAGCTCCCATCAAAAACCCTTTGGGGTTCCTCCCCGGCACACCATCAACAACAAACCCAAACCCATCAATCCCCTCATAAATCCGAGCAGCCTCAGCCATAGCCGCCTCACCATCGCGCCCCAAGCGCATCATCATAGTAACACGTACCAAATCATACCCCAAATTCCCTCGCCCGCCAACAGTTGCCCGCGCATTTGCTGCCCGCGCCCTCGGGTACAGAGAAAATGCCCTCTCCCGCCCACGGTTAATCTCATGCAATTCAATCTCAGCTCCGCGCAAATCCTCAACGCCATCCAAAACTCTACGCACAACCTCCAAATTCATACTCCACCCCCAAATCATTGGCGAAGCCGCCCCTTCATCTCCCGTGCAAAAATCTCCAGCCACAAACCGCGCCGCTCCCCTTCCAAATAAGGCTCAAACCATCGCCCGGAGGCTTGCCGATTCACGCTGCGGTCAAACTCCAATCCGGGCTCAAAATACTTCCTCCTGGCATATACGGTGTCACTAACTATATCAACCCTGCCATCTCCAAGCCTCGATTCGTCAACAAAGGTATCCTCATTTTGCAGCACCCCATCCTCAAAAGGCATCAGCCCCGAATCCACCAAATCCCCGTGCATCCCGCACGCCATCTCCAAAAACGCCGCACGCGCCGCACGCCGCACGCCATCAATCCCGCAAAGCCGCACCCGAAACACGAGCCACCCCCTAATTCGCCACATCTTTCAAATCCAAGTCCATACGGCAAAATCCCCCATCAAAATGAAAAACATCAGCCGCCCTCTCTACAAAATACCGCCGAGAGACCACTTCAATCTCCATCCCCTCAATCCCCTCAATCTGCGCCCGCAAACAAACCCGCGCAGTAAAATCCGCAGCCTCCCCATCACGCGCACGCACCATCTGCACCCGTGGAATATAAACACACCTGCCATCCCAAACCACTTCATCCCCACTAAAAACCCGACACTCAAAAACCTCCATAAAAGCAGGATAAGGCCGGGTCGTCCGATAAACCCTGGTAAGCACCTTCACCCAATCACCTCCACAACGTAATAGATCTCTTCCGAAATTACGTTTAAAAACCCTTCCTCATCAACCCCGTCTGCGTCAAAACCCCCCAAGCCTCTTTGCCGCAATTAGCCTCCTGCCAAGGCCGAATCCTACGCTGCGCCATCTGCACCCGCATACCATGCAAACTATAAGCAACCACATCCGCCACGCCCTCACGCTCAACCCCCGCCAAATGATCCACAATCAAAACACAAGCCCGCCGCACCCCATCAGCCTGAAACCCGGTCAGCCCCTCAAGCCCCTTCGCCCGCACACGCCCATAAGTCAACCCATCAACAATCCCGCAAGCCCTCTCAATCAGCCGCCCCAAATCCAACCCATCTAAATCCGCTATCCCGTGCTGTTTATAAAACCCCTCATCAATATAATTCACCGTCTCGCCCCCAAGTCCACATGTAGCGGCAAGAAGGCCGCCGCCCAAAGGGCGCATTTGCAAAGCAAATGTACTGAAAGGGCGGCTATAGCCGCCCGCATGAGCCAATCGTCTTACAAAAATACGCCTCTATGCCGCATTTATACAAATCCCGCCCAATCTTGTATCCACAACAAACAAATCCCCATACTGCCTATTTTGATACAAATAGCCATCCCCCACGGTATGCGTCCCGGGCGGCCACAGCTTAATATAGCTATGCTTGCTCACCGCAATCACCGAGCTTGGCGACACCAGCATCATATTAATCTGCCCGGCCCCGCCCGCAGGCACAAACCCATCGCTAAAATCATAATCAGTCCTCATCCTGCCTGACGGCACGACAACAACCTCAACCTCATCCAGCATCCTCACGGCGCGATTAACATTGCCTCGCTTATTTCCGACAACACTAACAATACGCGTAAGCTCCACGCTCTGGCTAAGCAGCTTGTTCACCGCAGGCGTAACATACAAAATGCGCCCGTTCTGCGGCACTTCCGCCTCGTCCATCATCTGCATGTACCTATCATAAGCCTCCAACACATTCTCGCGATTAAGCGCAGTGCCATCCACAGAGCCGCCAAGCTCAACAAAGTCCTTATAAATCTTAGAAATACGATAAGCGTCAGTCTCAGGAATCGCGTGCTCCGTCTCAAACACATTGGTCAAATTAGTAGCCGCCAGCACTTGATTAGTCTCATCAACATCCATAGAGTCTACAAAAAACTCTACATTCCTATCATGCGAAAGCATCTTAGTCATATTCTCATTGCGCACATCCTGCCGGTTAAACCCGCCGTTTCGGCTATGATCCCTATACCCCTTCAATGACAAAAAAGGCACCTTAACCATATTAGCCCCAAAAAAATTAACATTCTCGTCAGTCAGCCCCGCCGTCAAAAGCTCCCGAGAATACTTCTGGCGCAGCTCATTCTCAAACAAAACAGCATAATTAACATAATTACCCATAAAAAAATTCCTCCCCATCAATCAACTCTATAATCGCCTACACAGCGCCCCTAAACGTTCCCAAAAATCCGCGCAATACTATTAATATCCCTATCTGCGCTGCCAACATCAGCCCCAATCCGAAACCCGGGCTCACCCTTGCAATCCCCGGCTTCCTCATCCAATCCCTCCGCCTCGCCATCCTGAGTGTCACGAAGAATCCCCGCAATCTCCCTCAAAACCTCCAAAACCCCATCCATCTTCTCATCAAACCTCTCCTCAATCCTACAAACAACATCCTCAACAATCTCTTCCACAAACTCATAATTACCCTTCATAATAACCTCCTCCATTTCTTTTCTGCCGCAGCCTCTCAACTTCCTTCACCTTCTGCTCAACACTCCAAGTATTGCCATAAAGCTGCTCAACAGCATTCTCAACACTAATAACCCCCATCGCAACACCCTTGCCCACAACGTCAACCTGCGTCCCAAAATCAGGGCTGCCATACTCCCCAAATTCCACACTGACATCATAGCGCCTATCCGCCAGCCCATAATAACAATCATAAGCCCGCAAAGAGGCTTCAACCAAATGCCTCAAAGCCTCTCGGCATCCCGAAATAATCCGTCCGCGCGTATAAAGTGTGATTTTCTCCTTCTCCCTCTGCGCCTCCGCGTTATCTCTGCGCTTGGTGTCAATGCCAAGCGTCGCGGGTGCTAAAATGCCCTGCAAAGCAGCCTCCGTAAAGTTAGCCACGCTTGCCGACAGTGCCGCAGTATCAATTGAGGGCTGCACCATCTTAATGCTGTTGTCCGCCCCCTCAGCCATGTCCATCTCAGTTTGAATAAACCGTGACTCAAAGGCATTCATCCTGCGAATCTCTCCCGTATGCGGGTCCCTCGGCAAAAGCCCCGAGGGAATGTATTTTTGAGCTCGCCCATCCCGCAAAGCGTCTACCCATTGGCTCAATGCCTCATCCAAAGCATCAAAAGCTCCAATTTTGCCATCAAAAATGCTCTTGCCTCGCCCTGCAAAACGTGGGTTCTCATCAAAAATCAAAGGCACGGCCAGCGAAAACCCTCGCAAGTTTTTAATGTCCCGCAGTCCTCGGGTAGCTTCCAAATAATCCAAAGGCACATCCTCGCCCCGCTCATTTTTCAGCATATACCTTATGCCCGAGCTGCCATAAATCTCCTCAAGCAAGTACTGCTCAGTCTGTCCACCGGCCTCATGCACTATCCTGCTACATAACACAGTCTCATAAATCCTCCCCCGCCTATAAACAAACCGCACCCGATCCCCGCCAAAAAACTCAATAATCGGCAAACCGGACACCTCAGCATCAAAGCTAATCCGAAAAGCCCCATCCCCTAAAGTCACAGCCTCCCGCACAGCCCTCTTCAAAACCCGGCAAAAATCATTCTCCCGGGCTATAGCATCCCATCGGGTAGACGCCTCGCCCGCGCCACTGTTGACCGAAATCCCCACCAAATCATCAACAACAATATCCGATATCACATCCACAATCAAAGCAGGAAGCCCCGAATGAATCTTGCGAATATCCCGATTAGAATTACCCGCCGCCCAAAATGACCGATTACCAACCCCATCATCACTCATCCCATAAAACGCCGCAAGCTCCGCGGCATCCCCCCGATACCATACCCCATTACGAGCAACCTCTCCCATAAAATCCAAGCCGCCCGCAACACCGTATGCCCGCCCGCCCGCAACCGCCCGCTTGCCCCCGCCGCCACCAAGCAACCCCAAAACCCGGCTCCATAAAGCCGCCATAAAATCCCCCCAACCCATAAAATACACAGCAAACAAAAAAGGCCGCCATCGGCAGCCCTTATTCCTCACCCTATAATTATACCCTATCCCAACCTATCATTCAATCTCATCTTTTTCATCTGAGTATGAATCTACTCTCTGCCATAATCATCTTCAACTACATTTAAGTAAACAACATTCCATAAATCCTCAACAAATACATAAACAAGCAAATTGCTATTTGTATCATAAGAATTGAGAATAATCCAGTGGCCATCCTCCTCATAGCTTCTGTAAAAAATAACGGACCGCACTAGTTGTCCTTGATAATACACATTGCCATCTTGACTGGCCGTTATGCCAAATTCTTCATCAACACCAAGATCTCTAAGCATCCTTTCTGCCATGCCATGGGTTAGATTGTTCAAAGTTGTTAATGTATAACTTCGCGGAGGCGGGGTGAATATAGAGGCATCCATAGCCACAGCGATTCTGTCAGCGGCAAAAGCTGTCAGTGTGCCAATAGTTAAAGCGGATACCATTACCAAAGCGGCGATTTTGCCGAAAACACCGGTTTTCTTCATCTTCATAATAGATTCAATCCTTTCTTTGGCCGCATTTTTGCTAAATCCATTAAACTTCTTGCGAAATTACAGCGAACCGATTTTTGCAGGCCCGGTTGCATGGCCGAGCAGGATGCAAAGCATCCGACCAGGCCCGGTTGCATGGCCGAGCAGGATGCAAAGCATCCGACCAGCCAGAGAGCGGCAGACGCATTCATGCGACATAGCGAAGCGGAGGAGATGCGGTTTTTGCAAATCCTGTTTAGATAACCCCTTACATTGTTTTTAGCTATCAAATCAAAAATATCATCTGCACTTTTATTATATGGCTCTCTTGTCGCAAGACTGTCAAGAATAACATTTGTGTCTACGAGGATTTTCATTGCAGTAACCCTCTCTTTGCCATTCTTTCCTCTCTTAGAGCATCTATATCAATGTTAGATGGAATAATTCCTCTTAGTGACTTTACCATCTCTAAGCGTTTGTTTGTTTCAAGTTCATCTGTTTTGTTTTCTTGGACATAGCTGTCCTCAAATATAATAGTCATTTTGCGCCGTACAGGTAGTTGTATTTTTCTTCCTTCGACATGAAAATATCCATTTTCGTAATACCCTTGATATGCTTGTAGTTGCACTTTAATCACTCGCTTTCATTTTGGGTTTGGTGTTAATCCTAGGGCGTGTTCCCGCTATAAAAAAATGCAGATTTGCAAGTCGATTTTTCGCCAGGCAAGGAGCGAGTGACGACGCGTGGGCACGCTAGGCACGTTGGCCGCCCGGCCAATCTGCAAAGCAGATGACGAGGGCACGTTGGCCGCCCGGCCAATCTGCAAAGCAGATGACGAGGGAGGAAGCATCGAAGAAGGGCGGAATAATCAGCTGCAAAGATGCTTATTCGTTAGTGTGAACAGGCTCTAAGTCTGTCCTGTTTCCGAAGGGCATAAAGAGGGATCGTCACTCCCAAAACGGCACAACCCTAAACAAAAAGGCCGCCCCCGGCAGTCCCGATTCCTCACCCTATAATAATACCCCATCCCAACCTATCATTCAATCTCATTATTTTATTTCTATTTCCAATTCCTGTCATTATGGCTGATGGTTTCGCCGCTTGCAAGTTCTTGTTCGGCAAGTCTGATGTGATACAAATCATTTTCCGACAAATCATCATCATCCCAGTCATCAGATAAAAACCCTTTAGCAACCTCAATTAATAATTTTTTCTTGCTATCCTCTAAGCGTTTTGCAATTTCAATCAACTCAACCAAATCCAACGCTAAATTCATAATTTACACTCCTTTCTTGTAAACTTGTCCTCGGCTCTCTATCAAGACAACAGTTATTTGTTCATCATTTGACCACTTATATAAAATTCTGTGATTGCCTATCCGCAGCCTGAAACACCCCGGCTCTGATTTATATGGTTTAATATCCCCATCCGGTATTTTTTCAATGCCATTTCGGGAGGTAAGTTTTGTTTCCTCAATCCGTCTCCCCCTGTCTCTAAAGATGGCATTTTCGTTAGCGCGAACAGCCTCTGATAAATCAATTATAGCAGATTGTAACAACAGTGTCAATCATTGGCAATTTCCATCACGCCGCAATAATGCTCACACAAAATCTCCGCAGTAGTCCCATACCCATGCCGCCCTTCATATTTATAGCTTTCAGGGTTTTGGCAAAACAGCCGAGCACCCCTGCTCTCGCCAAACCGGCAGCTCGCACAGTTGAGCCCGCCATCAACGCGCCTTTGCATCTCGCCGCAATAAGCCGCAAGCCTCTTCGTCTGCTCATCCTCCCTCTGCTTTGCTTGCTCTGTCTCAATCTGCACGGCAATCCCCATAATTTGCCCCGGGGATGGAAAGAAGCCCTTGCGGTCTGTTGCTATAAATTGCGCAACCGCCTCGCAAAACACCCCCGCCCTCAGCCCCGCAAATGCCTCCAGCCATACAATCATCAGCATTTCATGCTCGTTTGCGCTGTAATTGCGCGCCTGTGTCGGATAGGCCGTGCGCAGCTTCAGCAGGCCTACGGATATTTCGGCATCATATATAGCCCATTGCTGCTCGGTCATGCCGTGTTTTATTGCTTGAATCTGCCCTTTATTGCTCTGTATCAGTGCATTTTGCATACGCCATCAACGCCCTTTCTAAAAACGGATCATTTGATACATTTTTGTTTGGTTGCATACTCATCTTATTATTATTTGGTTTATTTTTATTATAGTTATTATAATTAGGGGGTAAATACGGCCTCTTTGGAGCGGCCGTATTTACCCCTACGGAAGGGCACATTTGGCCGCTTTGGAGAATATATAATCTATTGGGCTTACAGAGCCCCTGCCGTATCTCCTTCACAAGCAGCAGCTCTTTGAGCTCCTTCATAGCCCTGTAAACCGAATTTTTTGACACACCCAGCATCCGCTCCATCTCCTCGCGCCCAAAATATATATATACCTCGCCGCAATCATCCCGCCAGTCATTTTTTATGCTGACTTTATATCTATCAAGCAGCAAAGTATACAGCACCCTCGCATTATTGCTCATGCCGCCCCCCGCAAGCTCGCCCGAGCACAAAAACCGCGGCATCTGTAAAAATGACCCGCCGCCATCGTAGGGGCGGCTATCATCCCGAGCCGCCCGCTCCCTCGCTCCCGTCATCCGTTAATCAGCTCCCCCCGAAACGGCACAGCCCCATATTCCGCAGAATCCAAGCAGTCCAAAGGATAGCTCCCATCATCCTTGCGCACCCACTGCCCCTGCTCCTTGCCCTTCTCGCACCAAGCCGCCCCATACAAAGCCGCAATCCACTCCCCCATATGCCTCGCCACAAAAAACTTCTCGCGATTAATCAGCATACAAAAAAGCCGTATCCTATCCAAAATCCCGCTCTTCTTAT